AAATCATCTTTAGTTACAGCAAAATTAAAATCGGATGATTGTGGATTAGCTGAATCTGCTGTTGATTTTAAAACAGGGGTTTCATTTAAAAAAATATCTTTTAAGGCTGCATTTGTATATGCGTCTGTACCTCTTGTTCTGCCTTCTTTTGAAGCAGAAGCAAAACCTTCTATCTCTCCTTCAGAAATCAAATCAAGAAATGTTGCAAATTGTCTACTATGTAAAGTATCGGGAGTTCTTGTAGGTTTAGGAGGTGCAGAGGCAGCAGGATTACTGGGAGAAGGTACTTGCTGTATAACAGTTCGTGCAGGTCCACCTCTACCACCACCAAGACTACCTCTAATAATTTTTGATTGTTTCTTTTTCGTCATGCTCTTACCTGATCTGTGTCTAGTGCTCCACTAATAATTATAGAGCCGGTAATTATTTCACCATAAACTAAAGGCACTGGAACGCCAGCCCTACCTGTGTTTTGAGTTCCAGAAAAATTATACGAAAGTCTTGGATCACCTGATGCTTCTGTTTCAGAAATCGAACCTGATCCTGATCCAGCACCTCCAAAACTTACAGGTTTAAATTCTGGCACAGGAAAAAGCATCTGTGATACACCATCTAAAGCTAAAGCAGCACCAAAATATACAGCAGCTTTAGCTATACCCGAAGAAAAAGCTACACCTGTAAGTGCACCAGCATTAGCTAAAGGAACTTGAGCAAAAGTTAAACTAGCACCACCTGTTGCAAAAGCCAAACCAATTAAAGCAGAACCTAATAATACTTTTCCTAAACCTCCTCTTCCTCCAGCACCGCTTATTACAGGAACAATATGTATATCTTCTTGTCCTATTGGATGATGTATTTCTTCTTCGTTTACAGCATAATTACCAACTTTTACTTGATAATATTGTGGATTCATAAATTTTTCCACTTGCGGAAAATTATTAACAAGAAAACTTATTGCTTTTGCAAGACTATCTACTTTTACTTCAAATTCTTTATGTCCAATAAATTCTGCAAGCTCGCCATATAATTTTAATTTACGCAACATAACGATACCTCCCTCCTGTGCATTTTAATAACCATTCAGAATATGGTTCTTTACAAGAGAGTCTACCTACTTGATGGTGTAAAACATCCCCACCTAAAAAAATAGCCACATGATTTAATCCTGAAGAACCTATAGACATTAATAAAGCATCATTATCTATAGCTTTTTCCTCTGGTCTTAATTCTCTAAATCCAGTTCTCCATGCACAACTTTCAAATAATGGATTTTGTAAAAAATCTTCTGGTGTTGTAGGCCGTTCCCAATCTCTTAATTCTATATTTAATTTTTCTTTATAATAATCCCTTACAAAAGCCCAACAATCAGTTACACCCCATACCCAAGGTCTACCAAACAAAGGTGGTTTGTATCCGCATGGTTCATAGTAGCCCCACTCTTCTGTTTTTGGGTTAACAATATGCCAAGGTAAATTCCCTTGCTCGCAACTTATTTTATCTGCTTGACTTGGAATAGGTTTTGATATTGGATGACTATGAACAATTGCAGTTATATCGCCCAAGTTACTACCTTTTATGTAATCCTCTGGGTCGATAATGAAACATTGATCTGCTGTAGTTGATAAATTATGACAGGGATAATATTTTTCTTTACCTTTAATGTTTAACAAAAGACCACAAGATTCTGTTGGGTCTACATTTTTTGCATGAATAAGTGCATCTTCTTTCCAAGTCACGATATAAATGTACCGATAGAAGGAAAATCTTTTTTTGTAACCTGACGTTTAGGTGCAATTACACCAGCCAAATCAAAAACTGCTGCAAGTTCAAAAGTAACTACTTCTCTATTTTCTGATGCTTTTCTGTCTATTTTATAAATTTCTTGCGGAAACTCTGCTGTAGGATCTGGCGTTCCTAGAGGATTTATACCACCACTAAAATTAATAGCATCTAAATATCGTGCAAGAGTTCTTATCCTTGTAACAGTCGCTCCAGTAAGATCATTACCCGTCGTTACTTGGTTTACATTTAGCAAAATAGCTGTAATAGTTCCCAAAGCATTACTCACTGTCAAAGTGGGTCTAGGTAACTGTCCTTTTTGATAGGCAAAACCCTCAACCTGTATTGGAAACTTTAAATATTGTTCACCAGCCCAAATAATATCACCATTAGCATTTAGATTTGAGCCATTATGAAATCTGTACGTTTGTGCAGAACCATGTATCGAGGCATCTGTTGTAATTGTAAAAAGTTCAATTACTGCTGAAGGATTTATTTTTTGTAAATCACTAATAATAGAAGCTGTACTCATGGTTCAAATACCTCTCTAAAAGTTACTTGGATCGTTGCTCTATTGTTATATGGTATTGACTTTGACCAAGTTTCGCAAACAAATTTCTGTGAAGCAGCCTCTCCAGGTGCGGTAAAATCAAAGCTATCACTATCATTTGCACGGGCATCAAGGAAGGTTTCTATTTCGTCTGCTTGAGTTTCTGAGACTTCAAAAGTAAAATCATATACTTTTGGATTCTGATGTTCTGCTAATCCAAATAATATTCTGTGTTCAAATCCGTCAGCAAAACGAACTGTTCTAGTGTTTGGTGCTGATCTTTTCTGTTGTCCGTATGTCGGTTTGATATCTGGAAAAGTAGCCATTATGCAAGTAAACCTCCGGGTCTTTTTTGCTTAATTAATTCTGATTCTATAGCAACTGAAATCAAGCGACCAAGTTCTCTACCCTGTTCTTCATCACCTTGAACAGAAGAACCAGAGGCATCTACATTAACAACAACATTTGTGGATCCTCCTAGTTGGCTGTTAGGAATTATAGTGCCTGATCTATCAGGAACAAATAATTCTGGACCTTTCTCTCCTACTACAGAAGGTATACCTACAGGTGGTCTACCTCCATTTGCAAATAAGCCCCCTATACCTAAAAACCCACCTATACTTCTTCCAATACCAGAAACAGCCCTTTGTATGGCAACCTCCACAAGTTTTCTCTTCAAATCATTTAAAACACTTATTGCAGCTTGAGCAAGTGTTTTTGTTCCCATAACAGCATCGGTAAGGTTTGAGACAATACCTTGTTCAATACTCTTTCCTATCTCCATAAATCTATCTTTTAATAATTCAGCATCAGTTTTTATGAACTTTAAACTATCGGAAATTTTAATTGAACCTAAATTAATGTCATTTACAAATGCTTTGCTTAAATCTAAATTGTCAGCAAAAAAACCAGAGTTTGGTACCAAACCTTCACTTAAAGTAAAACCAATATTTTCTACGGCTATTGCATTTTCTTTATTATTTTCTTTTACTATATTAGTTGATTTTTCTAATTGTTTTTGAACTTCAAGCTGCTTTTGTAATCTTTTTGCAACTTCTTTATTTATAAGTGCATTTGTTATTTGCGATTGCACTGATGCTGGTTGTCCTTTAAAAGTTTCTCCTGCAAAATCAATTGAAACTTCACCCATACCAAAGGGACCACCAACCATACCAAAAAGACCACCAGCTTGATCTTGAACAATTCCTTGTGCTTGTTTTTGAAATGCTTTTTTATCAGTATCAGTAATTGTGCCAGAAACAATCGCTTGATTTATTCTGTTTACAAGATCAATGGCAATATCAAGGGCGGATTTTAAAGCTGGCTCTAATTTTTCTCCAACATTTTGTGCCAATGTCTCAATTCCATCCTGTAACGTACTAAATTTTCCAGCTAAAGTTGTACTTTGAGCAGAGGCACCACCAAAGAAGGCACCATTTGCATTTGTAAGATTTATTAATGCTTGGTTAACAAGATCAGCACCAATTTTTCCTTTTCTCATTGCATCAGCAAATGCATCTCCTTGTAATCCTGTTATGTTTTTAAGCTCTGTTGTTATATCAACTCCTCTTTCTAATAATTGTAAATTTTCTTCTTGTTGTAATTTACCCTTTGCTTGTATCTGACCAAAGGCTGTAGCAATACCATCTAAGTCTGCGCCAGTAGCACCAGCAATATCTGCTATTCTTTTTGTGTTGTCAACAAGCTTATCTGTTTCAAAACCAAACGCTTTTAGCCTTTTTGTAGTTTCTATTAACTCAGATGCTTTAAAAGGCGTAACCGCACCAAAAGCTTTTAGTTCAGCAATGATTGTATTTGTTTTCGCAACACTTCCTGTTAAAACCTCTAAAGACTTTCTTTGTCTTTCTAGCTCTGCTGTTTGAAAAATAACAAACTTTCCAGCTTGAAAAACAGCAAAAGCTGCAGCAAGTTTTCTAATAGTACCAAGTAAATTATTTACACCTCTTGAAGATTTATTGGCACTGTTACCAAATCTATCAAAGGATCGTTTTCCTTCATTAAGTCTATTTTTTAGCTGGTTTGTATTTTTGTTTAAATTTCTAGTCGCATCATTTACACGTTTAAGAGGTGCAATGGCATTTTGCGCATCAACTATTAATCTAACTGTTGATTGTGCCACAAATACAAATAACCTTTATTATATACTACCTTGTTTTATTCTTTTGACGATTTATTTCTTGTTTTTCCCTATCATTTTTAATTTCATAATATGCAGCCCAGTGTATAAGCTCCTCTTCCGTAATAGCTTTTCTTAATTCAACTAATGTTTTTCCTAATTCTGTTGCGAGAAAAAACTCAAAGTTTAACCAGTTATCTCGCTTGATTCGTTTTTTGCTGTATTTATATCAACTTGAATATCCATCATAAATAACTCAAGTTCATTTAATACCGTTTCTGGCAAAAACCTTTTTAAATTTTCAGCATCAGCAGATGCGAATGCTTTTGTACCATCTTCATTTTGCGCAATTTGACAAAGCAATCTTGTTGATATTGCTAACGCTTCATCAGTTCCAGTTGCAGCTTGTGCTTGTATTCTGTCAAATCTTGTTAAAGGTGGAAAATATAATTCTTTCAAAAGTTCACCATTTGGCTTTTTAAGTTCATATTTTCTTCTGGCGGTCATAACATCACTGAAAGCCTCAGTGATAAGATCAACGGTTCTTTTTGTTGGCATAAGGGTTTTTTAGATTACCTTAATATACTATATAGCTGAAGTTATAGCACCACTTGTTATGAAGGTTATGTTAACCTCCTGAATTTCTCCTAGTGTTGCTCCGTATGTAGCATTATTTACTATGCCAGAGAAACCGATTTTTTTAGCTGATTGTGCAGAATCTGGAAACAACTCAAATAATGCGTCTGCTCCGTCTCCCGTGACAAGAACATCATCAATAAATGCTTGATAATCTGAGTTACCTGATGGGTTATAAAGTAAAGTTGCTGAACCCTCTCCAGAAATTAGTCCGCCAACAAAACTCTTAGATGTGTCTCCCATCTTTGTGGTTTCTATCGTGTCTTTGCTTACAGACAAAGACCAAGCTCTTAAGTCACTTACATCTGCCTCAGTACCAGCAGCATTGTGGAACATAATTTTTCCAACATCACCTTTAACAGCCATAACAAAAAAAAGTATTTATTTTATATTAACCTTTTTTAGTATTTTTCACATCTTTTTGTGAATTTTGTTGTGCCTCATAATATTTTCTACATTCAGGGTCCCAATATTGTGACTCTCTTCTACCCTTTACTGCTTCAATCGCATCAAGCATATCTTCAGTAATTTCAAGCTTTGCCATAATTAAAGTTCCTCAAATATTTCAAATGTAATTCTTAATTGTGTTTGAAACTTGCCTTCAGGGCTAGATGCCAAAACTTCTGGACCGATAGGTGAATCAAAAATAACATTTGAAACTGTAATATTATTGTAAAGGTCACGCAGCCGTTTGCCAATCGTGTAATTGGACCCTGCCCCGATACCTTCTTCAGTAAAAATATTTAATAACATTAAACCAACGACTCTATTTGTTGAATTGGCTGAGCCACCCATCGTTAAATAATTTCCAGTTCCAAAACTTGTTAAACATTGAACAAAAGTGTCCTCTGTTGTTGAATCAAAAGCCATGTTGTTAAATACAACAGGAATCGCAGGGCTTGATGCTAACTCTGTTGCGAGTCTGCCTTCGATAGTTGATCTGACTGTGTTTAAATCAATTGCAGCCATTATGCACTCCTAAATTGATCTGAAATATATTGTTCCAGTTGCTTTGCAATAAGCTCTGGATATCCTTTTATTGTGTTTGTTTCAGGTCTTGTTCTATATTTACCTCCCCAACTTGGTGGCAAATTTGTGCCATAAGCAACAGGCTCTGCATATTCAACATTTGTAAAAACCTCTCCAACAAAAGGTTCAATTTTATTATCAAAAGACTCCCTTAAATTTCCAGTATCAACAGGTGTAAATTGTTTAATATCGGCTTCGGCTTTTAAAGTTGCTTTTCTTACCGTGTTTATCACTTGCTTTTCAAAGTGATCACCAATTCCTGACAGCCTGATTTCTCTAGCCATAATTACCTCAATACAAGATCAAAACTAACTGGAGTGTTATTTTGCTCATTTATTGTCACTTGAATAATTTTAAACTCAACGCTGCTTATAACAACTCGGTCTTTAGTTGTTGGCACGAATGTAAGATCGCCAGCCGATATTGTTAGAATCTTATCTTGAGACTCAATGAGATCGTTAACCTCTGATCTTGAAACATTACTTAAAACGCCCTTAATAGTTGTATCGGAAGTCGACTCGGTAATTGCACCAGTTGTAGTGTTATAAGTGCCAGCAGTAACCTGTCGAATAGTTACATCTCCTCCAAGTTTGCTCAAAGTTTTTGATGCAGCTTTTTTAAGAGCGTTTGCAAGACTCATAATGAATAAGCAATAACAGTTCCACTGTCGAGTTTGACGCTTGTGATCACACCACAAATTTCTGCAGTTGATTTAAATTGCAAAGAAGTAAGATCTCCTGTGATATTTTCAGCAGCTAAGGTGTTAATAACAGAATCTTGTAATGCAACAACTTTACCAAACCTTCCAGTGTGGGCTGCTGTATCATTAATAATTTTTGCTGCTGGATATTCGTAGCCGTAACCCATTTTCATGACCTCTTGATTTGTAAGTTTGCTCTTCCTCCTATTCTAATGCCCATCAAATAATGATCAACGATTGGAGGT